TATAATGAAAGAAAAAGGAGGATTTATTATGATTGAATTAATATTCTTTTTGTTTATTTTAACACTAGGTTTTATTGCGTTACTTGGATTATTCTATGGAATTGCCAAGGGAATTGTTAAATTAATCTGGAATATCTTAAAATAAACGGAATAGGATCTAAACAGATCCTTTCTTTTTTCTCGCGTATAAAGCACGCTCTATAATGAAAGAAAAAGGAGGATTTATTATATGTTAAAGATTGATTTAAATAAACCAGTAACTTGGAAGCAAAGTTTAATTTGTAGTGGTATTTCATTAGGAATCACAGCGGTATGCTATGGTTTTATATGGTTAGACTACGAATTCGACATTGTGGACAACACAAAGGAGTTTGTAGGAAATCGAGTTAATGATGTAAAGCGTCTTTTTAGAAAGAAGGGTAATTGTTAAATGAACTTATTATTGATTATAGTGTTGATCTTATTGATCAAAGCACTATTAGATGATAAGAGCAAATAACAACTGCTCTTTTCTTTTTCGCATATCAAACAGGCCCTATAATGAAAGAAGGAGGATTTAATTATGATTTTAACAGCATTGAAAGGTTATATTCACGAATTAGCATCATACGACAAGAAGAAGGCTAATGTTATTGGCATCATCCAAATTAAGAATTTTAAGGATAAGGTCTTTTTAGTAAAAGACGACGAGACTATCCAAGAAATTTCATGGGATGATATTACTGATACATTACCTATTTCGGACGTTATTAAGCTATATCTGAACAAGAGTAGTGTTGAAATCGAGTTTAAAGAATCTAAAGATAAGGACTAAACAAGCCCTTATTCTTTTCGCAAGAAAAACAGGTTCTATAATGAAAGGAGATAACTATATGAAAAAGTTATTTAAAGAAAAGACAAATAGAAAGGATAAACACAGAATGAAAGACATCTATTGGGATATCAATCAAGATGAGGATATTCAATCTACATTTGCTGATTTAGATACACTGAACCAAAATATGTTATCACAGAACTTAGAAATCATCAAGTTATTTGAAAACCAAAAATAACTGATGGTTTTCTTTTTTTTTGCTGGTAGGAGGTGAGTATTATTGATAGACGGAGTACCAGTTCCATGCCAAGGGTGCACCGATAGAAAACTAGGATGTCATGGAATATGCGATAAATATAAGAAATTTAAAGAGGAAGTTGCTAAGATGAACATAATTAAAAGAGCTCAAACACCGATGAAAATAGAGTTTCAAAATAACAAAAAACGAAGGAATTATGAGCATCAAAAGAATAAGTTATAGAATCGCGTATAAAGCACGTCGTATAATGAAAAGGAGGTCAAGAATATGACAGAAGAAATTATTGAAACAGCAGTTGAAAACCCAGAGGTAGTTGTAAACGGAGGAAGTAAATTACTTAATGTTCTATCGAACAAGAAGGTACTTATCGGAGCAGCAGTTGTATCAGCTGGAGCATTAGTATGCGCAGTTGGTAAGAAGTTGTGGAATAAGTGTCACAAGAAGAACATTGAGATTCCTCAATTTCATACTGAAGAAGAATCGACAGTTGAAGAATCTGAAGAAGTAGAAGGCTAACTTTAAGGTTAATGAGAGCTAAACAGGCTCTCTTAGCTTTTCTCAAACAATATAAGAAGGAGGATATGTTTATGATGTTTGTAGGATTTGTTATTTTTCTAACATGTTTAGTGTGGTTGATTTTATTTATGCTTTCGGTTATGATTAGTATTATTCTAGGATTATTCGGAATTATACTGGCACCGATTATATTAGCTATTAAGTTCATGCTTGCACTATTATTAGCGTCATTTATTGTAGCGCTAATTATTGCATAGAAAGTGTGATATATGGTCGATCTATATTATGAATGGCTATTAGAGGGTATTAACGATGACCGAATAGATGACCATACTAAACTATTAAGGTATCTGTATAATACCCCATTTTATGTAAGCAACAACGTAGAATTAGATGAGAGTCGAATAAAAGATGGATTGGATTTACGATATGTATATCTAGATAATAAAACATCGGCTCTTCCATTTAATACTATATTCAACTTAGATGTGTCAGTTTTAGAAGTATTGATTGCATTGGCCTTGAAATGCGAAAACCAGATCATGTACGACCCCGATATGGGTAATAGAGTACCAGTATGGTTCTGGATGTTTTTAGATAATATTGGACTACTATATTTCACAGATTCAGAATGGAACGAAGAACTTGTTAGTAGAACGATATTTACATGGTTAAGCAGAGAATATGATAGAACCGGACAAGGCGGATTGTTTCCGTTAAGAGAACCATATGAAGACCAACGTGAGGTACCTTTATGGAATCAGTTAAACGCTTATATTATAGAAAATTTCTAAAGGAGGAGATTATATGAAAACAACAGTAGGAACATTATTTATTGCGTTTGTAGTTAAGGTTATGTGGTTAACATTTTTAACCGGACTAGGATTAGTATTTTTGAAATACGCCTTAGAAATGTTTGATATTGAAATGGTAATTACATTGAAAGGAATTATTTGTACTGAGGTTTTATTAGTCACTGGAAAGATTATTAAATCTGAATTATAGACCACATAGCCTACATCGAAAGGAGAATATATGACAAAAGTAACGACAAAATCAGATATTTTATTCAAGATTGGATTGATGAACGACTTAATTAGTGATCTAAAGGAATACCATGCAATGTCTTTATTAGGAACATCAGGAAGAGTTAGACTATCATTGATGGAACTAAAAAGAAAGACAATTGACAATATTTATGCTAATCTAGAACAAATTGATAGCGATAAAGCAGAGAGATATCAATTAGGTGCATCTATACGATTAATCTGCAAGGTGATAAAAGAATATGAATAACATAGAAGTGGTACTTAATGGGACTGATTCATTGATTGTTCGTAGTAATGGGTATAGTGATGTTTGGGATATGATGAGATTATTGAATAGTAATCAACTAGTCACACTATCTGATGTGTTGGTATCAGTTGGATTGAGGCCAGATGAGTATAATGATATACTTTCATTACCGGCAAATAAGTACTATCTTTTACCAAATGACATTAAGGATTTCAAAATAGTGACATTTAATAATACATCTGAAAATAATGGATTTTATTATAAATTCATATTTCCAGAATTTATGCCGGTAGTATTGCCAGATATAAAAGTAAAGGAGGATAGTATATGAAAAAAATAAAAATGAGTTTATGTGACGAACACTTTGGGTCTATATTATGCCAAAATAATATTAGAGCTACTAAAATTATCAAGTTTACATTTTCTAATTATGATAAAACTGTTGATGAAATTATGAGTATGTTTTATAAGTTTAACTCTTTGGATGAAATATTAATGTATGATATATATTATGTATGTCAAACATTAGGTTATTTTTTAGAAGAGAGTCATGATCTAAAAATAAATCCAGATTGTAAATTAAAAGTGAATAGCATAAAACAGTTCTTAGCTGATAGTATAACATTTGGAATCTTACTTTATGTAGATTTATTTCCGACAGATATTAATGATAGTATGAAAAAATATTTAGCAAATGATATACAAACTATCTATGATCTATATGGTTATATGCCTAGAGGATCTGGAAAGAGTTATTTAAATAATCTTATGATTAGAGACTATCATGAAATATTAGATGAGGATCATAACGACATTGGATTCATATTTAATAAATCAAAAGGAGGAGAAACTAATATGATTAAACCTTTACCAAACCCTAAACGAGTTATTTGCTCAGGGCCAGTTACAACAGTTATTTACGGAGATGGAAGCAAGACACATGTAAGAAAGACGGAGGATGATGAAAACGATTACGAGAAGGCATTCTTATTATCATGGTTATATAAGACATATGGTAAGTCTGTTGTTGAAAAGAAACTGAAAGAGTTTAAATCAGAGTTTGTTGAACCAGAGGAGCCAGCTTATATGGGAGCCGTAGCAGAAGCTCTTAACCATGTTTTGAAAATGAGTATTGGAAAGAAGAAATAGGACTATGGAAAGTATTTTAGGTCTTATTTTTATCATTCTATTTTTACAGGTAGTGTTTGATACTGTCATTTTATTCGTATTAATGAACACAAGAACAAAATAATAATTGAAAGGAGATTATATGAACATTTTATTATTAATTATTGGAGTAATTATAATTGCTCTAAACATATTTACTATTATTCAAATAAGAGAGAACAGCAAGGACTTATATGTAGGAAGATGCGAAAATCTTAATAGAGATTTTAAAACATTAGACCTAATTAAAGAGTTGGTATCTAAGTTAAATAGAATTGAATCACTAGTGGAAGAAAAGGATGATTTAGATGAAGTTAAAGAAATTATTAAGTCTATCCCAAATAAGATTAATGACGATTATTTACGAATTGCAGAGGAGACTTGGAGACTTCATAACCGTATTACTAGAGCTGAAATTGACAAGCATATTATACAACCGGAAATTGTTGGCTCTACTCCAAATCACAAACGACAAGAACTTGGTTTGGACCCAATTGAGTCTTGTGATGAACCATACGTCGAAGGATTAGAGCATGTAGACGATGATGAGGTATTCGAATGAGACAAGATAAAGACAGACTAATGTGTAATGTGCTATATTGTAAAAATAATACATTAGTATTTAAGCAAGTTGATAGCAATTTGTCAGTAAATGACTTAATTATGATAGCCGATTTTCACAGACTAATCTTAGATACTATGGTAAAGAATAAATGCTTTAACCATGAACTAACAGGATACAGATTTGCACTAACAAAAGAAAATCATATGTCATGGCGAATTGATATCTTTAAAGATGAGGTATATTCTGATTTCTTAGGATTTAAATGCAAAGCAAAAGACCATGGAATTCCAAGTGCTATAAAGAATCGATATTCTGAGCTGATAGAGGATTTATGTTGATTAACAGTAAAACAATAAACGATATTCCATGTACTATATATAGTAATAAATTTAAAAAGTTTACAATGATAGATGAAATTATGATTAGTGGAGTTATTCCAAAAGTTATTTCTGCAAATGTTAAGCTATATAGTCGTAATATTAAGATAATATGCATCAGAATTGGTAGAACTTTTAACTGGAATGTCAAGATTCTACATAATGATGTAACATTGCTCGATAGAGATACTGATCAATATTTGACAAGACAATCCGATAAAGAGTCTTATTATGCAATGGAGAAAAAGATAATTCAATGTCTTAATTTAGAGATTGACAGCTTAGTTAAGAAAGGAAGGTTATAGTATATGATTTACAATTTACAACTTATTTATGAAAATAGAAAATATTATCATACCGAGTCATTCATAGAAACTAATACACTATATGAAAGTCCGTTTAATTCGTATATCATGTACCACCCAACCGGAGATAAAGTTTTAGATGAAAAGGCTCGCTCATCAATATCGGAAGTTTTAACACCAGATAGACGCGATGACGTTAATGGTTATGTAATCGATATTTTATTAGTAAATGATAGCTTTGTAGTAGATATAATTAACCAACAAAATATTTGTGAAACCTTAATTAGATTTCCAGTAGATCAGGTTAAAGGTTTGGGGAAAATGATCTTCAATAAAATGCGGAAGATTCAAGCTAAAAACAAATGGCTTGCGCACCAAGATTTTATGAATGATTTTTATAGTGCGGTTGATAAGTGTGTTACATATGAGAATACTGGTGCTAAATCTTCTATTGCTTTGAAATATATTAGTAATTCAAAAAATATAACTTCTATTGAGAAGAAAATTATTGAGTCTTTTAATATATTCATAGCTCTGCATTTGTTAGATAATAGTGGACGACATTGTACATCAATTGAGCTTGAACGCAAATCCACACACCCAATTATTACAGGAATCATTCATGATGATCTGGGTTATTTTCAACATATAACTATAAATCTAAAGAACATAAAGAATAGAAACAAAGGTAAACATATACTAAAAATGTTAGAAAAGAACTACGACTTTGTTTACTATCAGGCTGAAGATTATTACAAGCACTATTACTGTTAAGAAAGAGAGGGAAGAACATGCCAACAATTAATATGCCAGAGTACCATTTACTCAATCGAATCCCAGAAATTCGTAATTTGTCAGATGCTAAGTATTATGTGTTTATATTACTATATTAATCAGTAAGGAGGATAATTAATTTTTATGAGCGTTGATAATATTTCAAATCCGAAGCATTATGTTTCTGGAAGACAGTATGAACCAAAGGATGTTATCCGAGATTGGGAGTTAAATTTCAATCTTGGTAATGTCGTGAAGTATATTTCTAGAGCTGGACGTAAAGGGCATGGTAAGAAGCTAGAAGACTTGCGTAAGGCTAAGCAATATTTGGAGTTTGAGTTAGCTTATTTGGAAAGCTTGGAAGGAGATAAATAAATGTTCGGATATAAAATATATAGAGCCACAGATGGTCTTATTAAACATGATATGTGGTATGACGATGATAAAAATAACATATTTGTAAGAAACAAATTCAACATAAGAGACTTACTAGAAGAAACAGTAACTCTAATAGTACAACAAAAACGCATTAAATTTAGGTCTATCGAATTGTCCGAACTGAATGGCGGAAAAGCATCAATAACTGTAAATGGCTCAGTAACCGTTATGATAGAATGGAACGACGATAGGGATGAGTTTGAAATATTCCCATTACAAAAGATGGTAGTATCCCCAGTAAGATTATGTATGCTTATGTTAAGCCCAACATTTGTAATTGGTGATTACAACGAGAAGGAGAATAAATGAACATAGTAATTGACGTAAATGAAAATAAATTATTCAAGAACATAGCTGGTGTCGATTCCGAACGAAAATTTCCAATAGAAATCACACTAGAGTCTATATTAGATGATGCTGTTCAAGAAATTAATAGATATAGGGTACCGAGTTTCCGTTTAAGTTTTGAAGGCGATATTATTCTCAAAGAAAGTGGAACTATATTTTTCACAGATTATAAAAACATAAAATGCAGTCTCCCTGTTTTTAGAAAAGAGAACGATATCATTATGTTAAATCAAAAAACACGCATTACTTCAAGAGTGTTATCAGAATTATTTATTACACTATTATCATCTGGTATTAAAATCGAAAGTCTAAATCGTGAGTAAAACACGTCTTATAATGAAAGGAGGATCTTATATGAAAAAGATCAACAAAGAATCAAAAGGAGTAGCCGTTGCAAAGTTTGCAATTGGAACATCAGCAAAGATTGGAGTAGGTTTCTTAGTTGGAACCACTGGAGGAATTTTAATGAGATATGCCAACGTTGGTAAATTCATGAAATTCTGTGGACTAGCGGGAACACTTGGACTATCTAATGGTGTTGCCAATTATGCAGGTGATCAATGGGGTATTATGATTGATTCGTATATTGACGCTTATAACGAAATTGCGGGTCTATCCGACGAGAAAGAGGACTAAACAGGTCCTCTTAACTTTTTTAGAAAGGAGCTTTGAATGGCACAAGTAAACATTGATACAGAAACCAAAACATTAATTGATACAACTGGGCTAGTAGGTAACAGTAATCGAGATAAGCAAAAGAAGAAAGAAGCTGAGGAACGTAGACCTCAAAAGATTATCACGAGTGAAGTGACAACTAAGGAGAAGTCAGCAACTAAGAAATTTGCTGAGAAGTTCTTTGAGGACGAGGTTAGTAATGTCAAGACATATATACTATGGGATGTAATTATTCCAGCGATTAAGAACGTTATTTCTGATATTGTAGGAAACTCAGTGGATATGATGTTATATGGTAGAACAAGAAACAGACCACAACGAGGAACGTCTACGGGTAATACAACAATGGTTGGAGGACTATCCGGATACACTGGATATGGCACATTCTCATCCAGACAGACTGGTATTAGTCAGCGAAACCGAGACAACTATGACTTAGATGAATTTGTATTCCAATCTAGAGCTGATGCGGAAATGGTGTTAGATACACTAAAGGAAATTGTTAGTAAATACAAAGCTGCATCTGTAGCTGATTTATGTGACCTAATTGGACGTTCATCGCAATACACAGATGTTAAGTATGGTTGGACAGATTTACGAGGAGCAGATGTACAACGAGTACGTGAAGGATATGTACTTATTATGCCTCGTGTTACATTAATTGAATGATAGGAGGTATTTATGCGTACTGATATACTATACTCTATTGATAGAGAAACAAAGACAGCACCGTTTACAAAACGTGGTGTTATTTCATACAACTGGCAGCTTGAGAAAGTGTCTGATACTATTAAGAAATACATTATGACTGGCGTGTTTTCTTCATTAGGCACCAAGAAGTTGAAAGAATATGGTAACTGGATTGTTAGAGCTATCTCTTATGAGCCAGAGCAAAAGACTGTTGTAATTGGTGTTAGCTTAGACATTGATGGCGAACACCGGTCATATGATATTTTCAAGGCTCCTATGTGTAGTAAGCCATTATGCATCTTACAAAAGCTTCAACTAATGGTGTATGGTGCATACAAGGTTAAGAAAGAAGATAAGTCATGAGTAAACTGATATATTCTCGTTCGATAAATGACAGACCCGATATGATGACTGAGACGGTTGAGGCCAAACTGTTTAAGCCAACATCAGAGGAGGATTATGTCATTTATATCTTTTCAAAATATGCATCAAACATAAGTCGAGACCGATTCAGTATGCCAATCACTTGGGAACTGTATTCACACGAGGATAGTTCTTACACCATACTATGCAAGTATTGGAAGCCAACAGACGTTCCAGATAATGCATATGATTTGACGACATATTCTACTAGATTCGTTTATTATGAAGATAATGTATCTGAAACGATTAAGACAATAATGTTCAATACACGTTTCTTAATTGATACAAATGTAAGTTGGCTAGAACGAAAGCAAAAGGAGGAAAGCAATGACAGAAAAGCTGCAACAGAAGGAAAAAAGCGAAAAAAGACCAAAATACAAAATCCAGCTGAAGTGCCTGAGAGCGAGCAGCAATCCGGATGTTCCGACTGAGGTGTCAGAGATAGGCACCATTATTGAGGAATTACTAAATGAAAAAATAAACCAAGGCCCTTTGGCTAATTCTATTATATGGAGGATTGAATATGATACGATTTGTGATAATGACGATTACACACTTTATATTACAGCTAGTTGCGAGATAATTGAAGGACTTAGTGTACATTCTAGATACGCACTAACTACACCAATATATAGAGATGTTAAAGAAGACCATCGAAGAGGCTTCTTAGAAGAATTAACAAACCATCTGATTGAATCTCTATATGTACAAATTGGAAAAAATATTAAAAACTAAGGAGGAATAAAAATATGGCATTTGAAAACTTAATTGCAAAAGCATCACAAGTAGCATCAAGAACTAAACTATTAGCATCAAAGTATTCACCAGAAATCTTATTAGGTGTTGGTATTGTTACAGGAGTTACTGCAGCTGTAGTAGCTTGTAAGGAAACATCTAACCTAGATAGTATTATCAAAGAAGGATCTAAGAAGTTAGATATTTGTAAGGAAGAACGTTTAAAGGTTGTTAACGGTACATCTACATTAAGCCGTGAATACACAGAACGTATGTACAACCAGGACAAACTCTTAATCACATTCCAGACAGGTATGAATGTTGTTAGAAACTATGCACCGGCTATTGCATTAGGTGCATTATCTATTGCAAGTATCCTATATTCTCACAAGATCTTAGCAGGACGTAACTTAGCGTTAGTAGCAGCATACAACATCGTTCAGAAGAACTTTGAAGACTATCGTGCCAATGTTAAGGAACGATTTGGAGAAGACGTCGATAACGAGTTACGTTATGGTGTAAAGGAAGAATCAGTTAAGAGCAAGGAAACTGGTAAGAAAGAAACTCAGAAGGTTGTTTCCGATGAAACTGTTAAGAAGTTATCTGACTATTCTGATTATTCTCGTTTATTTGATGAAATGAACCCTAACTGGTCTGATAGTCCAGAAATCAACAAATACTTCTTACGTCAAGCTGAAGCATGGTGCAATAACAAGCTAAAGGCACAAGGACACCTATTCTTAAATGAAGTATATGACCAGCTTGGATATGACCACACATCAGCAGGTTCAGTTGTTGGTTGGGTATTAGGTAATGGTGACGACTATGTTGACTTCGGATTATTTGATATCAACGACAAGACAAAGGAAGCTAAATCTGCGTTCATTAACAACGCCGAGAAGTCCGTCATCATTGACTTCAATGTAGATGGTGTTATTTACGACAAGATCTGACTAACGGATTTGAATGCACCTGGAGGTAGGGGTATAGGCGATATTTACGATTACCCAGACCTCTATGGTTGCGGATCTTATGAAAGTATACTAATAGAAAGAGGATATTTAGATTATGACTAAGAAGATTTTTGTATCGACTCCAATGCGCGGCAAGGAAGAGTATGAAATTAAAGACAGAATGCAACATTTGTTCAAACTAGCTTCTGCATATCTTGGAGAAGATTGTGAGCTAATTGACAGCTTAAACCCTGTATATACAGAAGAGTTACAAAACAATAATGTTATTGATGTGGCTCCACTATATTTAGGCGCTTCAATCAAGTTACTCTCGCAAGCTGACCTTGTGATATTTGATAAGTATTGGATGACAGCTGAGGGATGTCGTATAGAGAAGCAAGTATGTGACACATATCGAATTAAGCACATTGTTGAACCAGAGCTTCTTGGAACATTTAAAGAAGGCTTAAGTTACAACATAGAAACAGAAAGTAATTACTAATAATTGAAAGGAGATTATATGAATATTAAAACTATTTTAGCTCTAGTAGGATGTACTGCAGCTGGTGTTGGTATCGGTTGGTATTCTGCTAAGACATATTATGACAAGATCCACAAACAAGATATTGAGGACCTAAAACATGATTTAAAGGAGTTTTATGAGGTTAATGGAGAAAACGCCCATCTAGACCACACAGAACCCTCTGAGAGCGATTCTAAGGCCCAAATTAAGCGTATTCTGCCACATGATGAAGAGAAGGACCGTATTGCTCAAACCATCCTTAAAAAGCACTATGGCGACCTCCTAGAGGGTAGTGGATATTTACCAAGTGTACAGGATGGAGAGACTGCTGAGGAGTACTTTGAGCGCGTTTCTGACGAATATTCTGAAATGGATGAGAATGACGAACACGAAGACGGTGATGATATTTCACCTAATGAAGAAGAGTATGATGAGTCTGATGACATTCATCTAATTGATGAAGAGAGTTATGTTATGGCTAGTGATAACGAATACGGCTATCCAAAGATTAATCTAACCTGGTTCAGAGGATCTCAGACATTGATTGATGATGAGACTGATGACATCTTGGATGAGGTGCACTATCTAGGCCATGATATTACAGAGAACCTGTTGGATGGTTGTTATGCAGACCTACCAGCGTTATTTATCAAGAATAAACTAGTAGGGGCATATTTAGAAGTTATGCTTGAGGATGGAGAATTCATTCCAAGCGGAGTAGAGGAAGGAGCTGATTATTAATGTTGCCAGATTTCTTAGTTAAACCATTAGGAACTGTTAGTACATTTGTTAAGGCTAATAGTCCTGTTATTCTTACAGTTACATCAGTGGTTGGTGTTATTTCAACAGCAGTGTTAGCTGCTAAGGCTACACCTACTGCATTAGACCTTATTGCCGATGAGAAGCGTGAACAGTTACGTAGTGAAGAGAAGCTAACAGGTATGCAATCTACATGGGGATATGCGAAGAGAGTATTACCAGTATATGCTCCAGCCATTGTAAGTGGCTCATTGACTATTGCAAGTATCTTGTTAGCACATAATGTTAATGCTACTAAGCAAGCTGCATTGTTATCTGCCTATACTCTTAGCGAGAAGGCTTTCGATGAGTATCGTACTGTTGTTCGTGAAAAGGTTGGGGAGAAGAAAGAAGAAATGATTCGCTCTGAAACACACGAAAATGTTATCGCAGCAAACCCACCAATTGAGAGTATGATTGTGGATACTAAGAGAGGCAGTAGCTTGTGCTTTGATGAGTTCACCGGTAGATATTTCTATAGTGACCCAATGGTTATTCGTAATGCAGTAACTGTCATGAACGAGAAATTGTTGAATGGAACAGAAGTGCAAGTAACACTGAATGACTTCTATTTAGCATTGGATTTACCACGTGTAAGTCAAGGTGATGATTTCGGTTGGGATATTAAGGACGGTAAGTTGAATGTACGATATGATACTGCTTTAGTGCCTAATAATATCATTGGAGTAGGCGGAAGACCTTGTTTGACGGTTGGTTATAGAGTTTCTTATTTAGGATATTATAGATAAAGGAGGATATTATGAGTAATAAAGTTGAAGAAGTTAGAAATAAGTTTAAAGTTGTAAGAGATTTATTGGTTTGTTTAGCTGCTGGATTTATTGTTGCTGTATCATTCTTAGCTATTAGTGGTAAGTTGGATAATATTGAGAAGTGGGAAGACCATAATGACGGCCGATTCATGATTAAACACACAGATAAGGCTGGAAACATTACTTATTCTAATGCAAAAGGATACAATTTAGTGGTAGATACGGCTACTGGAGTTAACTATATCTGCTATGATGAGGGTGGATGCTCTCCATTGTACTCAATGACAGGAGATGTTTTGATTCATTTCAAAGATACTGACTGGAATAGACGAGACTAATTTAGCATTTTTTTAGTAAAAACGCGTAAAAACGGTACCAAACTTAGGCCAAAAGTAACAAACTTTGGTACTCATGCAGGTCAATTTTACATAATTTTTGGGCTTGCGGTACCAAACTTAGGCCAAAAGTACCAAACTTATTTGAAGTTTGGTACCAAGTTTGGTACTTTTACGTGCTCGAAAAAGGGCATTTTTTGGGTAAAAAACGGCTATTTTTGCTCAAAAACACCTATTTTTATACTATTTTATACTATTTTTATAGAAAAATAAGTAAAAATAGGTAAAAAGGTACCAAAGTACCAAACTTAAGGCTCTATAACCCTATAAGCATTGATTTTGTTTATATAAGTTAAAAGTGCCTAAAAAACGTCAAGTTTGGTACCGCACGTAATTAATTGTTAATTTTTAGATAGAAAGGAGGTTATATGAATGGACTTTTATACTATAGTTGAGACATCTGTTGGTAAGGGAAAAGTAGAAGTTTTACCTAATTTTGCGTCATATTCTAGTAAAGATATCATGTTTAGAGGTAGAGCATTCTATGCATTGTATAACGAAGAAACTAAGTTATGGTCAAAAGACGAACGAGATGTTGGCAGATTTATAGATCGAGATCTTAAAGAATACTATAATAGTATGCGAACATCTTCAGCCATTCACGTCAAGTATATGAATAACTATAATGATGGTATGTGGTCTAAGTATAAAAAATGGGTTAAAGAGTCTATTGATAATTTTAAGCCACTTGACCAGAAAGTTATATTTTCAAACATGGATGTGAAGAAGACAGACTATGCTAGTAAGAAATTACCCTATCCATTAGAAGATGGGTCTATTGAAAATTATGATAGACTTGTGTCTCGATTATATTCTGTAGAAGAAAGAGCTAAGTTTGAATGGGCTATCGGATCAATAATTGCCGGTGATAGCAAATCAATTCAGAAGTTCTTTGTATTCTACGGAGACCCTGGTTCTGGTAAATCAACAGTGCTTGATATTATCAAAAAGTTATTTGACGGATACTACTCAGTATTTGATGCTAAGTCACTTGGCGGTTCTGGAGATTCGTTTGCAATGGACTTCTTTGAGAATGATCCATTACTGGCTATTCAAGAAGATGGCGATTTATCTAGAATTGAAGACAATTCAAAATTAAATAGTATTATTTCACATGAAGAAATGAGAGTTAATGCGAAGTTCAAATCACCATATGTTGCTAAGGCAAACTGTATGTTATTTATGGGGACCAATCACCCAATACAGATTACAGATAATAGAAGTGGTTTGATGAGACGTCTCATCATTATTCAACCAACGAATGAACGTTGGAGTATTGGCGAATATTTGGATATGTATGGTAAGATTGATTTTGAATTAGGAGCAATTGCCAAACATTGTTTAGATGTTTATAATTCTAGAGGTAAACATTTCTATGATGATTATAAGCCGTTTGATATGTTGGCTAGAACCAATCCTTTCTATAACTTTGTATATGATAACTGGGAACAATTTAAAGATGGAGTAACACTTAAGAGAGCTTATGAAGTATATAAGGATTATACTGAAGAGTTCAATTATAAGACAACTGTTCCAAAGTATAAGTTCCGAGATGAGCTTAGAACATATTTTAAGAAGTTTACTGAACAGATTAAAATTGATGGTGAGATTTATAAGAATTGGTTTAGTGAATTGAATTATGCAAAACTTGGTATAGTACCAATAGCGGATGTTATTGAGAAAGCTGGTGAGAAGGTTGAAGTGGCGCAAGAGTCGGTTAAGAGTAACGAGCTAATCACATGGATCGATATGAAAGAACAGCCGTCAATATTTGACTTAGTTGCTAAGTCATACCCAGCACAATTAGCAAATGAAGAAGGTTTTCCTAAACGTAAGTGGGAAAATAATACTATGGTGTTATCTCAAATAGATACTCATAAGCTTCATTATGTTAAGATTCCCGAGAACCATATTGTGATTGACTTCGATATTAAGAATGAGAAGGGTGAAAAGGATTTTAAAGCGAACCTTATTGCTGCTTCAAAGTTCCCTAAGACATACGCTGAGGTAAGTAAGTCTGGCGCTGGTATTCATTTACACTATATCTACGATGGTGATGTTTCTAAATTGTCAAGAGTATATGATGATGAAATTGAAGTGAAAGTATATACAGGTAATTCGGCATTAAGAAGACAGTTAAGTATTTGTAATGATATTATTATTGCAACTATCAACTCCGGATTACCATTGAAAGGAGATGATAAAGTGATTAATTTTAAAGGGATTGAAAATGAAAAGCATCTTCGGTCCTTGATTAAGAAAGGATTGAATCGTGAGGTGTTCCCAAATACAGCACCTAGCATTGACTTTATTGGGCATGTATTGGAAATGGCTGATAATGACCGATTACATTATGATGTTAGTAATATGAAGAATGCCGTATTAGCATTCGCTGCTGAGTCAACCCATCAGGCTACTGCTTGTATTCGCAAAGTTAATAAGATGAAGTTCACATCGGATGATATTATCGAGGATAAGCCTTTGGAATATCCAGAGTCTGAAAAGAATTCACCAATTATATTCTTTGACCTAGAGGTATTTAAGAATGTCAATATTCTATGTTACAAGTATAGAGGACCTGATAGACAAATTGTTAAGGTATTCAATCCAGAACCAGAGTTTGTTCAGTCTTTATGTACTGGTAAACTAGTCGGGTTTAATAATCGTAGATACGATAACCATATCCTATATGCAATCATGCTCGGGTATAGTCCAGAAGAAGTATATGAGGTATCTGATAAGATTATTAACAATAAACCAGGAGGGTTGTTTTCAAAAGCATATAACATATCATACACAGATATTTATGACTTTGCGTCTGCAACCAATAAGATGAGCCTTAAGAAGTGGGAAGTTAAGTTGAAGATTCATCACCAAGAATTAGGATTCCCTTGGGACCAACCATTACCTAGAGAGAAATGGGAGAAGGCTGCCGAGTATTGTGGAAATGATGTAATGGCCACTGAAGCGGTATTTGACTATCTAGAACATACTGACTTTTCAGCTAGAGAGATGCTAGCAGCAATTTCTGGTGGTACTTTAAATGATTCGACCAATACACTTACTGCAAAGTTGATATTTGGTGATGATAAGACAGCACAGAAAGATTTCTTATATACAGATCTTAGCGACTTCTTTCCTGGATATGAATTCAAGAATGGGGTTAGTACCTATAAGGGATATGAAGTTGGAGAAGGTGGATTTGTTTGGGCTGACCCAGGAATGTATGGGCCATGTAAAGTATTTGACGTAGCGTCAATGCATCCACATAGTATGATTGCTCTTAAGATATTTGGAGAGAAGTATACAAAGGTTCTTGAGGATTTGGTTAACGCACGTATTCATATTAAGCATAAAGAATATGATAAGCTTAAGTCATTATTTGATGGAAAGCTATTACCATATATTACTGATGATGCGTCAGCCAAAGGTGTGGCAACTGCATTAAAGACTGCTATTAACTCTATATATGGTTTAACATCAGCTCATTTTGACAACCCATTTAGAGACTTTAGAAATGTTGATAATATTGTTGCTAAGCGCGGTGCATTATTTATGATTAATCTTAAAGAAGAAGTTGAAGCCAAAGGTTATAAGGTTATTCACATTAAGACCGACTCTATTAAGGTGTTAAACCCAGATGATTATATTGCTAACTTTATTGGTGATTATGGTAAGAAGTATGGGTATACGTTTGAAATCGAAGACGAGTTTAAGAAGATTTGTTTAGTTAATAAAGCGGTTTATATTGCACAGGATTATGATAACGACTGGCATGCTACTGGACTTCAGTTCCAAGTTCCATACGTTTACAAGACGTTGTTTAGCAAAGAACCTATCGAGTTTGATGACCTATGCGAGATAAAGGCAGTTAGAACGGATATGTATTTGGCTATGCCAAACCCTAGTAATCCAAACAACAAGGTTATGCAGTTTATCGGAAAGGTTGGACTACTATGTCCTATGAAGAAAGGTACTGGTGGGGGAGAACTAGTTCGAGATAAAGGGGATCAATATTTGGTGGCAATGGATAAATGGAATAAACTGACTGATGAAGAAAAGATGAAGTCTAAGGTTCCAGATAGATTTGCTAGTGTTACTGGTGCTAAGGGTTATGAGTGGATGGAATCAGAGATGGTTGCCACTCTAAATAAGCAAGACGATATTGATTTAGATTACTATAGAAAACTAGTCGATGGGGCCGTTGAGACCATCGAAGAGTTTGGAAGTTTTGAAGAGTTTGTTACTTGTGATATTCCTCCATATGAGAGAATGCTACCAAGTATTAAAAGTGATGAATTACCATTTTAGAAAAAAGGAGGAAATTGAAAATGGAAAGACCAATTGTTGATGATATTATTATTGAAGGAGCTAAGTTGTTATTTAGAAATTTCTCAGGAGCTCCTACTAAATTTAACTCCAGAGGTGGAGAAAGAACTTTTGCAGTGTTGATTAAGGACCACGAGTATGCAGAAGCTTTAAATGCAAACGGATGGAATATCAAACGCTTTAAGGAAAGAGAAACAGATGACCCAGAATTAGGTCCTGACTATTATCTACCTGTATGTGTTAATTTTGGAGCAGGACGTCCACCACGTATTGAATTAATTACAAAGAGAAAGAAGACACGTTTGGATGAAGATACTGTGGCTAGTCTAGATTATGCTGATATTACAAATGCTGACTTAATTATTCACCCATCATTCTGGGAAGTAAATGGTAAGTCTGGAATTAAGGCATATCTAAAGGCTGGATATATTACAATCCAACAAGATGAGTTCTCTGAGAAGTATGCTGATTTAGAAGAAAGTTTCTAGAATGCATAGAGGGGGTGTTATTTTAAGCACCCTCTTTTATTTTTTGATAGGAGGTGCAAAATGATAGAATTGTATGATGAACAAAAGAAGGCACTAGCTAGTATGCACCCAGAGTGTATATTGGTTGGAGGAACTGGTTCTGGTAAAACGTTGACCTCTTTAAGTTTCTATAAGCAGAAGTATTCAAATCTTAAACTTTATATTATAACTACTGCAAAGAAAAGGAATACTGGAGACTGGATAAAAGAAGCATCTTTAATTGGTGTTATTCCTGAAAAGGTGGACAGCTGGAATAATATTCAAAAGTATCTTAATATACACGATTCGTTTGTGATATTTGATGAAGCACACCAAGGTGGTATGGGGGTATGGGCTGATTCATTTGTTAAGATAGCTAAAAAGAACACTTGGATAATATTGTCCGCTACACCGGCAGACAACTATAACGACTTACGGTCGGTATTTATAGCTAGGGGGTTCTTTAAGAACAAAACCCAATTCAATAGAGAGCATGTGATATTTAATCCTCATGTAAACTTCCCTCAGATTGACAGATACATTAATACGGGTATTCTGGAGAGATATCGAAGAATGACATATGTTGATATGAACATCGAAAGACATACCACACAGCATCATGAGAGAATTAGAGTGGACTATGATAAACAACAGTATAAAGAAGTTGTTATTAATAGAACGAACCCATTTAACAATTATGAGCCAATTCAGAATGCAAGTGAATATTGCTATACTCTTAGACGTATAGTTAACTCTGATATGTCAAGAATATTTGAGTTGAATAGAATTCATTTATTGAATCCTAAGATAGTAGTATACTATAACTTTGATTATGAGTTAGATATGTTGCGAGACTATGCTACTAGTAATGGTATTCCTTTCGGTGAATTGAACGGGCATAAACATGATGATATTCCTAAAACAGATACTTGGTTGTATTTTGTTCACTACTATCATTCAGAAGCATGGAATTGCATAGAAACAGACACTATGGTGTTTTTTAGTCAATCCTATTCATACCGTACTATGATACAAGCGGCTGGAAGAATAGACCGATTAAACACTAAGTTTAACGACTTGAGTTATTATCATTTAATCAGTGGGTCATCTATTGACCAGGCAATATTAAGAGCGTTATCTAAGAAGAAAAAGTTTAACGAATCTAGATTTATAAAGATTGGAGGAATAGATGACAAGAAAGAGAGGACGGCCAGTAACCCATCGACCTATAATCGACAAAGACACTGGTAGGGTATATAAAACATATACAGATGCTGCAAACGATATTTGTGGCGATAGAGCAAATGTATACAGAGTTACTATTGGCATACAAACACATCACAAAGGACATAAGTTTAAATTTATTGATGATGAATAACGTGCGCGCGAAAAACAGGGCGTGTAATAGAGAGAGAGTACCTTTTAACACAAGGACTCTTATTTTTTTCTTGGAGGATTTGTTATGACTAAACATTATAAGAAAGAATCTGATTTTCAGAAGGATGTTATAAATGAGCTACATGAACGTCTTCCTGGATCAATCGTCATGAAAACAGATCCTAGATACATCCAAGGTCTTCCTGACCTTTTGGTGTTATTTAATGATAGATGGGCGTCTTTAGAATGTAAAAGATCTTCTACCGCTAATAAACAACCCAACCAAGATACTTATGTCAATAAGATGAATAATATGTCAATATCTCGTTTCATATACCCAGAAAACAAAGAGGAGGTATTGGATGAAATTCAATCCACATTACAATCTCGCAGGAAGCCACGCAGTATTAGGTGCAAGTAATTATCATTGGGTTAACTATTCTCCTGATAAGTTAGTTAATACTTATAATAATTTGCTTAATAAGCAGAGAGGTACTAAGTTACATGAACTTGCTGCTACTTTAATATCTATGCGAGTAAAATTACCAAAAACGAAACAAACACTAAACATGCATGTGAATGATGCTATTGGCTTTAAGATGGACCCTGAGGTAGTGTTATACTATTCTGAAAATTGTTTCGGAACTGCAGATGCTATATCTTTCAAAGATAACTTATTAAGGATTCATGACTTAAAGACTGGATTTAGTGAAACTAATATACTCCAATTGAAAATCTATGCTGCGTTATTTTGTTTGGAGTATCAGTATGAACCTAAGGACATTCAGATTGTTCTTAGAATCTACAAACTGGATGATATTCAAGAATGTTTACCGGATCCCAATGAGATTAAGTACATCATGAATAAAATCATAGAATTTGATAAACTTATAGAATCTGTCAAACGAGGAGGAGAGCTATAATGGAAAACACAGATGATTTTTTAGTTGGTTTTGACATTATTGTCGACGAAAACGACACAATTGAACATTATGGTACCCCTCGTCATTCAGGTAGATACCCGTGGGGGTCTGGTGAAGAGCCTTACCAAAAAGGCGGAGCCCCATTTTTAAAGTATGTAGATGACCAACGTAAGAAAGGTCTTACCGAAACTCAGATTGCTGAGGGTTTAGGTATTACTGTTAAGAAATACAGAGCCCGTATTGCAATATCTGATGCTCAGAAGAGACAAGATGACTATGCAGTATACGAGAAGCTTAAAGCTAAGGGTTATTCAAATGTCGCAATCGGTCGTAAGCTAGGAATGAATGAATCTAGTGTACGTTCATTGGCTGACAAAGACAAGTATATTAGAAAGACAGCCATCCTTAATACTGCCAACATGCTTGAAGATAGTGTTAAGAAGAATCGGTATGTCGATATTGGTTTAGGAACTGAGATTGGTATATCTGGAGCCATGGGAATGGGTATCACTAAAGACAAGCTTGAAAAAGCTGTCGTTAAACTAACTGATAATGGCTATAAAGTCATGCAGTTATATGTTACCCAATTAGGAACTGGTCAAAAGACAACTACTTTAGTCTTAACAGACCGAGATGTGTCATATAAGGAATTAATGGCTAATCGTGATAAGATTGCCCTGGTTGGTGAATATTCCAAAGATGGTGGACAGACTTTCGAAAAGGCTGTTAAAGGCCCTATTAATAGCATTTCTTCAGACCGTGTTAAGATAAAGTACGCTGAAGAAGGTGGTATTGATAAAGACGGTGTTATTGAATTAAGAAGAGGTGTTCCTGAATTATCATTAGGTGATAACAAATATGCTCAAGTTAGAATCGGTGTTGATGACACTCATTATCTAAAAGGTATGGCTGTATATAGCGATGATATACCTAAAGGGTATGACGTTGTATTTAATACTAATAAACATCAAGGCACCGATAAGATGGATGTATTAAAGCCAATGAAAGAAGGCACTGACCCGGTTAAAACACCTGAACGTGTATTCGGAACCACATTCAGACAGACAACCTATAAAGACAAAGATGGTAAAGACCATATATCTGCTGTTAACATTGTTCGTGAAGAAGGCGAATGGGGAATGTGGTCAAAGAACTTAGCGTCACAGTTCTTATCTAAGCAGACTATAGGGCTTGCTGATAAGCAATTGAATCTTGCTAAGAGATTGAAGGAAGATGAACTTGATGAAATCATGTCAATCAGTAATCCGACTGTTAAGAAGAAACTTCTTGAGTCTTATGCTGATGGTTGTGACTCAGATGCAGTTCATTTGAAGGCAGCTGCTTTACCTCGTCAACAATACCAAGTTATCTTACCGTTCAGAACACTTAAGAACAATGAGTGCTACTCTACCAACTATAAAGAAGGTGAAGAAGTTGCATTGATTCGTTATCCGCATGGTGGAACATTTGAGATTCCTTTAGTTAGAGTAACTAACAAGAACAAAGAAGCAAAAGCTGTTCTTGGAAACGATGCAAAAGATGCTATTGGAATCAACTCAAAGGTTGCTGAACGACTATCTGGTGCAGACTTCGATGGCGATACAGTTCTTGTAATTCCAACAAAAGGAAACAAGATTGTAAGTACAAAAGCATTGAAAGAGCTTGAAGGCTTCGACCCTAAAGCATTGTATAAGCTGCCTGATTCAGCTCCAAGAATGACTGAAAAAGCAAAGCAAGTTCAAATGGGTAAAGTTTCAAACCTCATTACCGACATGACTTTGTCTGGTGCAGACATTGGTGAGATTGCTAGAGCAGTTAAGCATTCAATGGTTGTAATTGATGCGGCAAAGCACCATTTGGATTGGCGAAAGTCTGAGTTAGACAACAACATTGCTGAGCTTAAAGAGAAGTACCAAGGTGCAAAGAATGCTGGTGCTGGAACTCTTATTTCTAGAGCCAAAGGTCAGCAAAGAGTTGACCAAAGATCTAATCGAGGTTACACAATTGACCCAGAAACAGGAAAGAAAGTCTTCTTATATACTGGCGATGTGATGAAGACTAAAGATCCGGTTACTGGAAAATATGTAGACCGCTTGGATAGTAAAGGCAACCCAATGAAACGGCAAACCATATCTTCTAAGATGTATGAAACCGATGATGCAAGTACCTTATTATCTAAGAACCCTACCAAGATGGAGCTTTTATATCGTGACTATGCCAACCATATGAAGGCACTAGCGGATAAGGCCCGTAAGCTATTGGTCGGCACAAAAGACATTGAATATTCACCGTCGGCAAAGAAGATTTACCAGAAGGAAGTTGATTCTTTGAATGCTAAACTTACTTTAGCCGAGTCGAACAAGCCTAAAGAGCGCAAGGCACAGATACTAGCCAATGTTATATTAGCTGAACGCAAGGCAGACAATCCTCATATGTCAGCAGAGGAAGAGAAGAAGGAGTCTGGGCGTGCTCTTATTCAGGCAAGGGATATTGTTGGAGCTAAGAAGCAACCCGTTGTTATATCTGAAAAGGAGTGGGCAGCTGTTCAAGCTGGTGCTATAACTCCTACTAAGCTTAGAAAGATATTAGACAATACCTCCTTAGACTCTGTTAAAGCTCTTGCAACGCCAAGAGAACATAAAGCTATGACTTCAAACAAAGTACAGCTAGCTAAGTCATATTTGGCCAGTGGTTATACCTGGGCTGAGATATCCACCCAGCTGGGTATACCTGTGGGTACCATCCAAGAAGCAGTGAAAGGAGAGTAAAAGTTATATTTTATGGAAGACAATGTAGTATACATGCTATCCACAGTAGATAACCCATACAGTCCTTTCACTCAGTTCGATGAATGGAAAGCTTTTGATGAGTCTAAAGGTTATTTTACATGTGAATACTTAGCAAGAATTGCAAACACATCTTCTGAATTGCCAGATGATATTGCAGACAAAGCAGTCGATGATGCAATTGATGAGATTTGTAGGCTAAACGTGCTTGGCATATATAGAAAAGTTAAAGAATCTGATTTCAAATAGATTCAAAGCAACAATCTTTGAAGATTAAACAAACTTTTGTAAAGTTTTTGATCTTTTTGGACAAAATTTTGGGTTTTTGATCGTTTTTATTCCAGATTTTACTCTGTTTTTAAGTTGTGACGACAACTGTACGGTCATATTTAACCCATATCCCGGTGGTTTTAAAGCATAGGGGAGGGGGTCTCGCAGACTACCCCCACCCTGTCATCGCCGGCCTCGTCAATATTTCTCCGGGGGCACTTTTTGAAAACGGTTTCCTGGATGCTTTATGGATAGGTATGTCTGAGGCTCCTTTCTATGCATGTTGTTCATATAATCTCCTTTCGATGTAGGCTAAATCTAGACGTCATAAGTTCACTTCACTCGGCCATATCTATCCATAAAGTATTCAAAAGTCGTACTAACTATTATATTCCTAGAAAGAAGTGAGTGAAACAGAGGTGAAATTCTAGATGAGAAGAATTAGAAATGACTCCGACAGAGTTCAGCCGCCTGCTAGAACTCCAGAAGGAAGAGAAAGACAGCTTGTATCCTTAGCGGTGGATCTTGCTGAGAAACAACTAAGAGAAGGAACCGCCAAATCATCAGTCATAGTTCATTTTTTGAAACTTGGATCATCTATGGCCGACCTTGAAAGACAAGAACTTGTTTATCAAACAGAAATGCTCAAGGCAAAAGCCGAAGCTATCAAATCCCAGAAAGACATTGCAGAGTTATACACTAAGGCAATCGATGCTATGGGATCTTATAGACCTAGTAAGGGTGAGGAACTTGAGAATGATTACTAAAAGCTATTCGGAGCTCCAATCGATCGACAGCTTTATGGGCCGCTTCGAGTATCTCAAGCTAAATGATAAACGAGTTGGTGAAGAAACGTTTGGATGCAATAGATACTTAAATCAAATCTTTTATAAATCATCTGACTGGTTAAGAGTGAGAGACTTTGTAATAGTCAGAGATAACGGGTGTGATCTGGGAATGAGGGATCGTCCGATCGTTGGACCAATTATGGTTCATCACATAAACCCGATAACGAAAGAAGATCTGTTGAATCGAAGTCCAAAACTGTTTGATCCAAATAATCTAATATGCTGTTCTAAGTTAACACACGACCAAATCCATTACGGTGATGGTAGTATGCTAATCCAAGACCAACCATTAGAAAGATATGAGAATGATACAATACCATGGAGGATTTAGTATATGGCAGGTAGTATGTCGGATAGTATATTAGATACTATTAAAGAAGGAATTGACATTGACCCATCTGACACTAGTTTTGATTCAAGAATAATTACTTGCGCCAATACAGTGTTCCAGATATTATACAGATTGGGTGTAAAACGTAGAGGATACCACATTGAAGGTAACCAAGAAACATGGCATGACTATGTTGGGGATGAGTACAATCTATCGTCTATCAAGTCATTCATGATCCTTAAGGTTAAGGAGATGTTCGATCCAGCAACTATATCAACAGTTGCAGACGCAAACAGACGAGTTCTAGGAGAGCTCGAAGCAAGTATTATTATGGAGGTGGAGCATGGAGAATACATGTGAAGTTATTTACCATAGTGGTGTCAAAGGTATGAAGTGGGGAGTCATTACGTGGATTAAGAAACGCAAAATGCTTCGTAAGTTACAAGAAGGTCGAGAGAAGGCCAAAGCTAAGAAGCTTGAGCGTGAAAAGATTCTTAGAAACCCAGAGCTGCTACGAAAGCATCAGTATGAGTTTTCTAAGGTTGAAATCGATGATGCACTAAACAGATTTAAACAAGATAGTATGTTAAAGGGATACATTGACGGTCATTCTACAGAACCGTTACGTTACATTTCAACAGCAACCAATTATGTTGAAACCGGAACCAAGTTCTTAGAAGCAGCTATTAAGCTATCCACTCTCTTAGATAAGAATGCTAAGTAATACTGAATATCCTTACTATTATAAGCAGTTTCGTGATGCAGTAATTAATGGTGAAATACCCGTTAATGAAATGATCGAAATGCAAATGAATCGTATAGATGCTAAGATAGCTGACCCTAACATATACTATGACAAATCAGCTGTTGACGGCTATATAAGATTTGTCGAAAATGAATTGGTTCTAACTGATGGCGGTAAGATTGATGTTCTACCATCATTTAAATTATGGGCCGAAGACTTATATGGATGGTACTACTTTATAGAGAGATCAGTCCCTGTCCCAAATGAAGACGGACGAGGAACCCACTATGAAACCAAACGTATAAAGAAACGACTCACCCATATGCAGTACATCATAGTGTCTCGTGGTGCATCAAAATCGGTGTATGCTGGAACAATACAAGCATACGAATTGGTTTGTGACCCGGTTTCTATTGGGCAGATATGCGTCGCACCTACATTGAGACAGGCAGATGAAGTAATGGCTACTTTGACACTCTCGATGATAAAAAAGCCAGGACCTGTTCTGAAGTTCCTTACAAACGGTTCCGTGAATAACACTACTGGAAACAAAGAGAATCAACCGAAGCTGGTCAAGGTTAAAGATGGAATCGAGAACCGACTAACGGGTGGTAAGATTGAGATACGACCTATGCGTATTGATAAGTTGCAAGGTCTTCGTTTGAAGAGTGCCACAGTCGATGAATGGTTGTCTGGTGACATTAGAGAGAACCCGATTGAAGCTATTGAACAAGGTGGTTCTAAGTATGATGACTACATTGTTGTATGCATTAGTTCTGAAGGTACTGTTCGTAATGGTCCTGGAGATTCAATCAAAATGGAGTTACTAAAGATACTTCGTGGAGAGGTCTATGACCCATTCACATCCATCTTTTGGTACAAACTAGATGACATCAAAGAAGTTGCCGACCCATCAATGTGGTTGAAGTGCAATCCTAATCTAGGGCTAACTGTTCCATATGAGGTTTATCAGCAAGCTGTCGAAAAAGCCGAGCACAATCCTGCTTTACGAAACGACATTCTTGCTAAACGATTTGGTCTTCCTATGGAAGGATTCACTTACTTCTTTACATATGAAGAAACGAAGCCACATAGACACAAAGAGTTCTGGCAAATGCCTTGCGCTATGGGTGCTGACCTATCACAAGGAGATGACTTCTGTGCGTTCACATTCTTATTCCCATTAAGAGCTGAAGAGTTTGGAATCAAGTGTAGAAGCTACATAACAGAATACACTTTAAGCAAACTACCAGGAGCTTCGAGAGTTAAGTATGAAGAATTCATTAATGAAGGTACTCTGATAGTGTTACCAGGCTCTATCTTAGACCTTAATAGAGTCTATGATGATCTAATCCAGCATATAACATCTTGCGAATATGATGTTAGAGCATTTGGATATGACCCATATAATGCGAAAGAGTTTGTTGAGAAGTGGGCAATGGATGTCAGTCCGTATGGTGTAGTTAAAGTACCACAGGGTGCTAAGACAGAATCGGTACCATTGGGTGAATTGAAGACACTTGCTGAACGTCGATCCTTGCTGTTCGACCAATCCATAATGCAGTTCACTATGGGTAACTGTATTACATTTGAAGATAGTAATGGTAATCGAAAGCTATCTAAGAAACGTCGTGAAGATAAGATTGATAATGTCGCTGCACTATTGGATGCGTATGTTGCGTTCAAACAAAATCGAGATTTGTTCGAATAGGAGTTATGATTATGAATAATGATGAGCTATACCACTTTGGTGTTCTTGGTATGCGATGGGGTGTCAAACTGTCTAGGGATTATAGGCATGGCGCTAAAAATCGTATAAAGGAAATCAAAACGAAAAATAAAGTAACAGATGTTAAGTCATTTATGAATCGTCATAAATTGATTAAACGCGCTAAAGCCGATGCTAGAATTAAAGCAGCACAAAGATTGTACCCAAAAGTTCAAAAATCTACTTTATCAAAAGTTATGAAAGAGAACCTAGGAAAGTCTATTCTTAAATCTGCTTTGATGGGTTCATACGGTTCACTTAAATATAACGAGTCTAGAGGTAAGAAGTTTAGCAGAATTAGATCATGGTTAGTCGGCAATGAGGCTATGTCATTGAATCTATTCTCAATAGGATATGCATCTAGACGAGACTATAGTGATAATCGTATTGCTAGAGATAGATATAATCCGGAGGACTACAAAAATGGAAAATATTGATGACACTCAAGAACTGTATCACTTTGGTGTTCTTGGTATGAAATGGGGTATCAAACGTAATCGCGAAAGAACCCTTACAAAGGCTTATGATAAATACAATAAGCTTTTGGGAAAAGGAAATAAATATGATGTTAAAGCGGCTAAGTTAAATTATAAAGCGGCTAAACTCAAAGCTCGTGGTAAATTTGAAAAGGCTATGAAGTTTGAAGGTAAAGCTGCTAAGTTAACCTATAAAGCTACTAAGCGTCGTCAAAAGGCTGGTAAGTGGGCTAGAAAAGCACTTAAGATTGCATACAATCAAAAGCTGACTAAGTATGATGCTCAGTCTGGTTCTGCTGGGGCTTTATTCCTAAGCAAATATAACGCAGAAATGAATAGATAGTTTAGGAGGCATTACATGGCTAAAGAGAAATTTGGCACTAGGCTAGCACATGCCTGGGATGCCTTTATGAACAAAGATCCCACACCCTACACAAGTAGTAGCGGAGGGATTATTTCATCATACCGTCCCGATATAAGATATGTTCGAGGTGGAAACGAAAGATCTGTCGTTACGGCAGTTTATGATCGTATTGCAACAGACGTATCTATGCTTAGTTATCATCATGCTGAAATTGATGAAAATGGCGCATTTAAGAAGATTATCAAATCAAAGTTAGATACATGTTTATCGCTATCTGCTAATCTAGACCAAACTGGTAGAGATTTGATAAAAGATAGCGTGGTCTCTTTATTTGATGAAGGGGCTATTGCAATCGTTCCAACATTGGCAACTATCAATCCAAAAGATACTGATGCGTGGATGCCTATTGAATTACGAACCGGTAAAATTATTAATTGGTATCCAACTCAGGTTGACGTTGAAATATATAACCCTTATACTGGGATGTTTCAACAAATGCGATTTGATAAAAAGAAAATTGCGATTATACAAAATCCTTATTATCGCATAATGAATGCTAATGGGTCCGTTGCAAAACGATTAATGGCGAAACTTAGTTTGGGTGATGTCTTTGATGAACGTATAGCTTCTGATAAGATGAACTTGATTGTTCAACTACCATATGCAGTATCATCAGGGCTTAAGACAGCAGAAGCAAAAGCAAGAGTAAACGACTTAACCGCTCAAATGCAGTCAAACCCATATGGTATAGCATATATTGGAGTTAACGAAAAGATAACCCAATTAAATCGAGCTATTGACAATGGTATTAGAGATAACATTAAAGAATTGAAAGAAATGTTATACTCTCAGTTAGGAATAACACAAGAAATTATGGATGGTACTGCTGATGAGCAGACGATGATAAACTACTATTCGAGAACTATCGGCCCGGTTGCAAAAGCAATACGAGATGAGTTTAGTAGAAAGTTTATTAGCCAAACAGCCCGTACACAAAACCAAGATATAGTGTATTATAGAAATCCATTCGAGCTGACTCCCGTGTCAAAGATTGCAGATATTGCAGATAAATTTACTCGTAATGAGATTCTATCACCTAATGAATTGCGTGGTATTGTTGGCTATAAACCATCGGATGATCCAGCTGCTAATGAGTTAAGAAATAGAAACATTAATCAAGCACGATCAGCTCAACCATCATTGGATGGAGCCCCTCCAGAAGGCGCTTATCCTGAGATGCCAAACGAGGCTGAAACTCCATCCGATACACTTAGTGTTCCTATTGATTCTGTTTAACGTCAAAATGGGATAGTATTTAGTAATTGGCTAAGACTAAAAACGCAGTCAAGTTAAACACATTTATAGTTTTGATGTTTTTTGGATTCATCAGGAAAGGAGAAAGTAAATGCCAAAAAATAAGAAGTATGATTTCTGTGGTTGGGCGACTAAAAACGATCTACCTTGTTCTGATGGTAGAACGATTAAAGCAAATGCGTTCAGTGCTCAAGATGGCGCTGAAGTACCACTAGTATGGCAGCATGATCATTCAAGCCCTGATCTTGTTCTTGGTCATGCCGTTCTAGAAAATCGTCCAGAAGGCGTATTCACATATGGGTATCTAAACGAATCCCCTATGGGAAAGCGTGCTAAAGAATTACTTAAGAACCAAGATATTAAATCACTTTCGATTTATGCAAACGGTCTTAAGCAGCAAGGCGGTAATGTATTACATGGAGTAATTAGAGAGGTTAGTCTGGTCTTATCTGGAGCAAACCCTGGCGCTGTAATTACTGATGTAGCTATCGCACATGGAGATTCAGTATCAATCGTTGAAGACGAATTTATTTATGAGGTCGGAGAAGACAATGTAGAATTAACTCTACAACATGCGTCTAAAGACGAGGATGTTGAGGAAGAAGGAGATAAGATGAAGGACACAGAAAAGAAAGAATCTAAGGCTGAAGAAGCTAAGAAAGAAGCTAAAGAGCCTGAAGATTCAGAAGAAACAGTCGGTGATGTCTTAAAGACATTCAACGAAAAGCAACGCAAAGTCATGGAAGTTCTAATCGGAAAAGCTATTGAAGATACTAAGAACGGTGAACTCGATGACGATGAAGAAGACGAAGAGGAAGATGTTGAACATTCCGGATTAGGAGAAGATGATATGCAATACAATGTATTCGAAAACAAAGGTACAAATGAAGCTTCCGTATCAAAGGAAGAATTTGAAACACTAATGCATGATGCTTTCAAGGACGTTAACAAGTATGGCGGATCCTTAAAGGAATCATTCTTAGCTCATGCTGCTCAGTATGGTATGGAGAATATCGGTGTATTATTCCCAGATGCTAAGAACATTAGCTCTACACCAGACTTTATTGCTCGCCAACAGAATTGGGTTACAGAGTTCTTAAACTTTGTTCACAAAACACCATTCTCACGTATTAAGTCTACATTTGCTAACATTACAGCAGATGAAGCACGTGCTAGAGGTTTCGTAAAGGGCAACAAGAAAGTAAACGAAGTATTCCAGTTACTTAAGAGAACAACTACTCCATTTACTATCTATAAGAAACAACAGTTAGACCGTGACGACGTTCTTGATATCACAGACTTCGATGTAGTTATGTGGTTAAAGGGCGAAATGCAATTAATGATTAATGAAGAAATTGCTCGTGCCGGCTTATTCGGTGATGGTCGTGAAGATTTAGCTGCTGAAAAGATTGATGAAACTAAGATTCGTCCAGTAGCTAAGGACGCTGACTTATTCTCACTCAAGTACAACTTTGAAGGTACTGGTGAAGCTGCTGCTAAGGCATTCATCGTTGCTCACGTTAAGGCTATGGCTAACTATCGTGGACAAGGTGAAATCAAGATGTTCATCCGTCAGTCTATGTTAACAGAACTATTACTATTAACAGATACAATGGGTCGTGACCTATATGAGAATGTTGATAAGTTAGCTATCAAGTTGCAGGTTAGCAAGATTGTTCCTGTACCAGATGAAGTTTGCGGAAAGGTTACTTCTGTAACACTTGGTGGCCAGGGCTATAACATCGGTTCTGATAAGGGTGGTTCATTGAACATGTTCGACGACTTCGACTTGAACTACAACCAGATGCAGTACCTATTAGAAGGTCGTTGCTCTGGTGCTATGACTGTTCCATATGGTGCAATCGTATTAGCTAACAAGGCTGACCAACCTTACACAGCAGTTCCAGGTTCTTATGACATCAGTAAGAAGACTGGCGAAATCGTAAACAAGGGCGTTGAACAGTCCTAATTAGTTTACTAGAGAGGTGCTTTATGAAACATAGAGGGATTATAGGATTTGTTGTAACTAGAGAAGTAAGGCCTGGTGTATACTTACCGGAGCCAGAAGAGCGAACCTACTATATGGACGTTCTATTGGATACGACATACCGTCGCCCGTCTAGCTATGTGAACGACAACATTGAAGTCCGCAATAAGTTCAGTGTAGTGTCCGACTCGTATATCAAGAAGCACCTTTCTTCAATTGCTTATGTCGAGTGGGGCGGGTCAAAATGGAAGGTTGAATCAGCTAAATCAATTCCGCCAAGAGTTGAAATAACAATAGGAGGAGTTTGGCATGATGAAAAATCTAACTAGACGTCTTGCTTTGCATAACGAATTAGTATCCATACTAGGTGATAGTAAGCGAGTTTACTATTCTCCGCCTAATGGGTCTAATATAAAGTATCCATGTATAATCTATAAGAGACGTAGAGATCTCGATGAGTATGCTAATGATGGTAGATACCTAGCATTTAAGGCATACCAGATAACATGTATATATCAAGATCCTGACTTAGAATTAGAAGCTGAGGTATTAGAGCATTTTAAGAATAAGTGTTCTATTGAAAACTTCAATACCTATGATGGATTAAATCAAGCACATTTATTGCTATATTATTAAACGGAGGAAAGCAAATAATGACTAAATTAATGTGGGATGAAGCTGACAAGCACATCTATACTACTGGTACAAGCCATGGTGTTCTTCAAGTAAGTGGCGCTACAAAGGCTGTTGCTTGGAATGGTTTAATTGGCGTTACTGCTACACCAGCAGGCGCTGATGAGAATAAGTTCTATGCTAATAACAATAAGTATTTAGGACTACGTGGTGTTGAAACATTCGGGGGTACAATTAAAGCCTATGACCGACCAGACGAATTTGAAGCTTGTGATGGTTCTGTAGAACTTCAGAAGGGTCTACGTATTCACCAGCAGACTCGTTTACCTTTTGATTTCTCTTGGCAGACAATTAAGGGTAACGATAGTAAGTTAGATGAATATGGTTATGAAATTCATATCGCTTACAACTGTACAGCATCTCCATCTGCTCGTGATTATACAACAGTAAATGAATCACCAGCACCATTGGAACTATCTTGGGAATTCCAGACAACACCTGTTGCTGTAGAGAACGCTAAGCCAACATCATATGTAACAATTGATTCTACTAAAGTTGATCCAACTAAGCTTAAGAAGATTGTTGATGCTTTATATGGCACACAAACAACTGAAGCTAAGATTCCATCAATTAACGAATTAGTTACAATGATTAAAGCTGCTTAAGTTTTAAAATGATCGAAAGGAGATTATAAAACATGTATAGAGATCATAGAACATATGTTGATTTTAATGGAGTAGAAAGAACTGAAGACTTCTATTTCAACCTATCAAAGGCCGAAATTGCAGATATGGAATTATCTACAACTGGTGGCATTAAAGATATGGTTAATAAGATTCTTGAAGCCAAAGACCAGGCTAAACTGGTTAGCTTATTTAAAGATTTAATCCGTATGGCTTATGGTGTTAAATCTGAAGATGGAAGAAACTTCATCAAGAATGACAAAGTTCGTGAAGACTACTTTTCAACAAATGCTTATTCCGACTTATATATGGAACTAGCTACTAATGACCAATTTGCAAGTCAATTCTTCGAAGCTATCTTACCAGTTACTGCTGAAGATTCCGAACCAAATACGGATAATGCAAAAGAATTACCAAACTAAAAACTAAATATTGATAGGGGCGGATATCAAACTGCCCCTTATTTTTTTATTAAGAGAGGAGAGCGTTTTATGCCATTAGAAATAAAAACACAAGCCATTGAAGCATGGGATTCAGTGAATAACGTATTTATTCAGATACCAGAATCAAAATTCACAATCGAACACTCTCTTGTCTCAATAGGAAAATGGGAAGCTAAGTGGGAAAAGTCATTCCTATATGCCTTGGAAAACAAAACACTAAGTAAAATAGAGTTCTATGATTACATAAGATGCATGACTTTGGAAAAGAACATAGATCCAAACGTATACGTATACTTATCTAAACCTAATCTAAATAAAATAATCGATTATATGAATAAAAAGTATACAGCATCAACAATCAAACGAAGAAAACCTCAGAGTCCATCTAGAGAATTAGTAACTGCTGAATTGATTTACTATTGGATGATCACTCACGGTATTCCATTTGAATGCCAGAAGTGGCATATAAACAGACTAATGATGCTAATAGCAATTTGTTCTGTTAAGAACTCAAATAACAAGATGTCTACTACTGATATATTAGAAGAAAATAGACGAATCAGTAGAGCTAGAAGAGGATTGAAGTAATGGGAATAAAATTGCATTATGATGGACGTAGTAGAAACATAGAGCGATTCTTAGAGAAAGCTAAGACGAAAAAGTTCTATGACAAGATTACAAAGTATGCTGAAGATGGTGTAAATGCATTGAAGTCTGCTACACCTAAAGATACTGGTAATACAGCCGCATCATGGGATTACACTATAGATTATACTGACGATTCGGTTAGGATTAGTTGGACTAATAGTAGCGAGAATCAGGGTATTCCAATTACGATCTTATTGCAGTATGGGCATGGTACTAGAGGCGGAACGTATGTCGAAGGAACTGACTATATCAATCCAGCATTGGATAAAGTAATATCCGATATGGTGGAGCATGTTTGGAAGCAGGTGATTAGATAATGGCTAAGAATAAAAGAAGTCAAGACGTAGATACAAAAATCGTCAAAATGGAGTTTGATAATAAGAACTTCGAATCTAATGTCGCTACAACAATGAGTACATTAGAGAAATTAAAGAGACTATTATCGTTCAAAGGTGTTGAAAAGGGCTTTGAGAAACTTGATCAAGCGGCCGGTGGATTTGATAGTAGTATGTCGGGTATGGAACAGGCTATCAGTAAAGTTACTGACCAGATGTCGACACTTGAATTAATAGGACGTACCGCATTGATTAACTTAACTAATAAGGCAGTTGATGCCGGTGTTCAAATGGCTAAGTCTCTATCCGTCGATCAGTTAACTGCTGGTTGGAAGAAATACGAAGATAAGACCAAAGCGGTTCAGGCAATTATGTCTGCTGACCCATCACTTGGCATTGCAAAAGTTAACCAAGAACTAGAGCGATTGAATACTTATACCGACGAAACCTCATATAATTTCGTAGATATGGTCGGCAACATTGGTAAGTTTATGTCTGTCGGAATTGATCTAGAATCATCCGTAAACTCGATGGAAGGTATCGCTAACTGGGCTGCTGCCGCAGGTGCTGGTAAAGAAGAAGCATCTAGAGCGATGTATAATATTTCTCAGTCAATGGGTGTAGGTTATATGCAACGTGTTGACTGGAAATCAATCGAAAATGCAAACATGGCCACCAAGGAAATGAAAGAATTACTTATTGAGTGGGGTAAAGCAAAAGGTACTCTTGGTGCAAGCGATACATTCGGGCTTGGTTGGAATGGCGATCAAGAAGTAACAACTAAAACGTTTACAGATACTTTAAAGGATCGCTGGTTAACCAATGATGTATTGAACTCAGCGTTAGCAGAATATAACTGGTTCTATAAGCAAGTTGAAGATTTAAGTAACAAGTATGGTACGACAACAACCGAAACACTTAATAAGATTGATGAAGTGCATGAGAAGATTAGATCCGGCGTTGGTTATGACGAATTAACCGAGCAAGAGAAACAGTGGTACGTTGCATACAATGGAAATATCGACCACTTATCAATTAAAGCATTTAAAGCAGGTCAGGAAGCAAAGACGTTCACAGATGCGATTGATGCGACTGCCGATGCGGTATCAACATCTTGGATGAAGACATTTGAATGGATATTTGGTGACTATGAAAGAGCCAAAGAGCTGTGGACTGAAATGTCTGAAATCATGTATCACGTATTTGCTGAAGGTGGTGCATTACGTAATCAAGTATTAATGATATGGAACACTGGATGGCAGCCATTAAACCAAGAAGTCGTTGATGCTTGGAGTGGTGGTAAGCGTCTTATGGAAGGTATCTACAACTTCTTTAAGACGTTTATTGATATCTTAGATTCTGTTAAGAAAGCATTTAATGACGTGTTCTTATTTGGCGAATCGGAGACTCAGGTATGGGATTTAGCCAATGCCTTGTGGAGGGCAACTGAAGCGTTCAAGCACTTCACCGCAAGTTTAAATCTAAGCCAAGATGCTCTTGGTGGACTATATCACATTTTTAAATTATTCTTCAAAGGCGTCAAAATAGGAGTAGATTTCTTAATAATGCTCGTTAAGATATTCGGCGAGTTTGTATTGTTTGTAAAGAATGTCATTAACGACTTCCTTGAATGGGTTAACAGCTTATATAAAGTTAGCGAAGCTGAGAAAGATTTAAATAAAGAAACTGAAAAGTCAGTTACATTGTTCACTTATTTTGGTAAGGCTGTAGAAATTGCCAGATTTGCATTTAATTCTTTACGAGAGGGTATAAAACAGATTGCGTCTAGATTCCAAGAATTCATTGGCCGAGTTAAAGAACTTGACGAGTTCAAGAAGTTCGTAGAGTATTGGAAGTCTCAAGGTAACAAATTCAAAGAAGTGATGAAGAACACATTCGGTGAAAGTTATACTGCCGTATCCAAGTTCTTAGAGAATGTTCGTAAGAATTGGCGTTTACCAACTATGGATGAGATGGTCGAAAGCGCTGGTAAAGCAATGAAATGGATACGTGAGCATTTCGAATCCGGAAAGCAAGCTATCATAGAATTCATTGAGAAAACCGATGAAAGCTTTAAGAACTGGGGTGTGTACGATGTATTGAAACAATACACCAGCAGTATCAGAACTGTTTGGGACGGCTTTATAAACTGGCTTAAGAGCCCTGATAAGAATGGCATTAGTTTCGATTTTAAGATACTTGACGGTAAGAGCTTCTTAGAGAAAGCAAAGACACTCGGTGGCCAATTCATTCACCAATTCGTAGACGGATTGGGCAATACAAGTATGAAAGACATACTATCAATTGGCGGTACTGGAGGATTCATTTGGTTCTTAGTAGCTGTTAAGAAGAAGATTGATAGCATGACAAAAGAATGGAACATTGGAGAAGTAATTAAGAATCTAGGCCAGTCGTTAGGAGCATTGAAGGGTGTTCTTGATGCTAAGAAACTAGATTACATGTCCATTGCTCTTTTACGTTTCGCACAGTCAATTGGTATATTGGTAGTATCGATTATGGTTCTTGCACAGTTACCAGAAGACAAGCTAGCTACTATCACTACTATTATTGCTATTCTTGGCGCTACGTTGGCTCTTATTCTTAAGAATAACCAGAAGCCAACTGAGTATGTTAAGTTCTCAGAGGCGTTTGGAGCATTTGCAGAAGGAGTCGCTGGAGCACTTAAGCACTTTGCTAAGATGGCCGGAATCGTTGGAATCGTTATTGCTGTTGCTGCATCATTAATGGGTATAACGGCATTTATTCTAAGCATGAAGAACCTAGACCTTAAGGAATATATTCCAGCATTAGAGTTACTAGGTATTATTGCAGCTGGTCTATTGACATTCACTGGTGCAGTTATGCTTATTGGTAAGAACTCGAATGGTAAGGGCGCTGCTATTATTATTGGTATTACCGTTGCTATAACACTGTTAATGAGAAGCGTTAGAAACTTCCCATATAAGTCTCTCGAGTTGTTCACACAGATGTTCCAGACTATTGGAAATCTGATGGTTAATCTTGCTGGATTAATATTAGCTGCCGCGGCATTTGAGAAGTTTGCTAAGTCTTCTTCTGGAGGAACAAGTACGTTCTTCAAGAGCGCAATTCGATTCGCACTAGCTGTTGGTATGATATCAATCGGTATCGGCTTGATCATGAATGGATTCAAGGAGTTCACAGAGTACTTACCTATCTTCTGTAGAACAATCACTGAGAATGGGCCAGGTATTGCTAAAGCAGTTGAAACAATACTTACTGGTATCTTAATTGCTATCGTAGCTCAGAAGAGTAAGATTGTACTTACTGTCGGCGCTCTTGTATTAGCAGTACTTGCCGCTCTAGATACGGTTGAACCAGAAGTCATTGAGAAGGTTGTTAAGCAAATCGTCAAAATGATAGGAACTGTTGCTAAGTATGCAAGTACTATTATTGACGCATTGGTTAAGATTCTAATCATCTTAATGAACGAATTAGCAAATGCTATAACCAAGAATGCAAAACCGTTAATTGAAGCTGTTAAGAATTTGTTAGGTTCTATAACAAATGTATTTGCAGAAGGTCTGAAGGCTTTATTCCCTATATTGGATGATAATGCGGCTAAGTTTATAGCTAAAATCGGTATGTATGCTGGCTCGGCTGGTCTTGCTATCAAAGCATTAGGTGGAGTTGCCAAAGCTGGTAAAATGATTGGTGATGTGTTTGGAAGCATCGGTAAGTTTAATTCAGTTACTGTGTTTACTCACAATGTTGCTAATGCAGCTAAGTCAGTTAAGCATTGGTATGATGGATGGAAGAATATTGCATCTGGAGCTGAGAAATTGTCAACACCATTCTCAAACTTAACAAATATTCTTAATGTTACTATGATTGCTGGTAAGTCTATATCACAATGGATTGGTGGTCTTATTACTGCTGCGCCGATACTAATCGGTAGTATTGCAGCTATAGCAGCAGCTATGTACATATGGAACAAGCATATGGAACGTAGAAACGAAATTATGTTTGGATTAAGTACTGTTCAGAAAGAGCAGATTGAACAAACAAACAAGTTGGCTGATTCTCATAAGGAATGGGCGGCAACATCTGAGACAGCTAACCTATCATTAGCTAAAGAGTCAAATATCGTTTCTGCACTATGTACAGAATACGATAAGTATCTCGATGAGAATGGTAGAGTTAAGGCCGGATATGAATCCAGAGCTGATTTGATTCTTGGTAAAGTTGCTCAGGCTACTGGCTTGGAGAAGAATGAACTACAAGAATTAATTGAGAAGCATCATAGTCTAACTGAAGCTGCTAAGGAGTCATTAGCTGTAAGATTCGGTAATAAGTACTTAGATAAACATGAAGATACTTACTTTGCAGCTATATCAGAAGTCAAGGAATGGAAGATTCAAGCAACCGTAAATGATGACTCCATAACTAATATAAAGAAGAAGATAGCTGATCTTAAAGACTATATTAGAGAACAAGAGGAAATTGCTCTTGATAAATCAACTGGCGTGTATGATTCAGCGATAACTGAGTCTAAGGAATACATAGATGCAACTGAAGCGGTTAAGACATATACTGCTGAATTAGCTAAGTTGGAATCACAGAGAGCCCTTATTAATCGTAATATGCTGGATGCACAAGGTGAGATTGATCGCTATGAACGTGCTCGTAAAGCAGTATCAGAAGGTAATATAGAGGAGCTTAACAAATTCAGAAACGAAATCAGTAGTCAATATTCTCTATCAGCTGCTGAAATTCAAGAGAAGGGTTCTGATGTATTGCTTAACATGCGTAACACTGCAAACACAGTATTAAAGGTATTATCGTCAAATGCTGATACAACATCTGATGAAATGTCATTAGCTCTTGAAAACCAGAAACGTACTTATGAGAACTTTGGCTTAAGTATGATATCAGGTACTGACAACATGCGTCTTGCTGCTTTAAGATACAGAGACGACTTCGCTAAGATCCTTGGAGATACTAGTGATGTGGTTACAGCGATTGATGGTATTAAAGATGTTATGGGTGCTGATTTGAATCCAGAAGGTACAGATGTTGCTAAGAGCTTCTTAACTGGAGTCACTGAGAATCTTAAGGATGGCCGTTCATCGGTTGAAGAAGCAGCTGCATCTATTGCAGACTACTTCCACATTCCTCAAGAACTATTAGATGCGCCAGACGTTAAGCTATACGTTACAAATATTGCTGAGAAGTTAAAGAGCGGCGATATCGATGGCGCTATGAGAGATCTTCAAAGCAAGTTGCATATTGATAACGCGTCTGCTTTAGCTGGATTTGATGACAATCTCGGAAACCAAATTGTACAGAAGCTTGTCCCTAATCCAGAAACTGTTGCAAAATATGGTGTTGATATTGGCACTGCTTTAGGACAATCTGTAGCTACTGGTATATCAGATATGGAATACGAAATGCAAGGCAGTTTGGCATTCCCTACAACTGATAGTCCATTAGTAACAGCTGCATCGACAGTTACTGCTACCATTGAAGAGATGTACACAAAGCTCCAAACATCAGTTCAAGACAGTGTATCATCTATACAGAGTAGTACTGATATAGACTTATCCACTAATGCCGAAAAGACGTTTGGTGGATATGCAACTGGAGCTGCAACTAATTTAGCGAAGGTTCCTAACGTTGCCAAGGAAGCAATGAGCTCTGCAAAGAGTAATCTGAACGTAGACACATCAGGTGCTGGTAGACACTTTGCTAGTGGTTATATTGGTGCTATCAGAGCGAAGATAAACGATGGCTCATTCTACAACGCCGGTTATGCTGCAGCTAGAAGTGCACACCAAGGTTTGATGGACGGTCAGCAATCACACTCTCCATCTAAGCTGACGGAGAAAGCTGGTAAATTCTTCATTCAGGGTTACATTAACTCTATGCACAATGCATTAGGACAAGTGTTCGAAGCTGGTAAGTCAATCGGTGAGATAGCTGTTGATGGGTTATCTTCTGCTGTTGAGCTGGTTAATCAGGTTATGGATTCCACTGATGACAAGTACACAATCACTCCTGTCTTGGATCTATCAATGATTCAAAATGGAAGCGCTGCCATGTATGATATGCTGTCCGATACACCTGGCGTAGAACTAGGTGATGTGACTTCTAGATCTATTCGTTCTAAGTCCGAGCAATTACAGATGACGTTAGATGATTCTGTATCTAATGCACTTAAGGGATTCAATGAGGTTAGAGATAACACAGACAATCCTACATATGTATTACAGGTTGATAACTATCTAGACGCTCAGAAGGTTGGTAGAGGTACGGCTAGATATACGAAGAAAGAGTTGGACAGCATGTCAACTCAAGAAAGCAGATTTGGAGGTAATCGATAATGTTTAATAGAGCATACGTTTCGTCTCTTCCAAAGACTGATACTGAGGTTTCGATTAACGGGGTATGGCTAAATGAGGCTGTACCCGGTTATCGTACCCATTCAGTTGATGGACGAAGAGATTCTACTATAGAATTAGTTAACAAGGAATTGGGAAGACGAGATGGTTCTTATTTCAGATATAAACGATTGAAGGATCGTGTTATAAAAATAGACTTTGGATTACTTTCAGATACAAGATTAGACGCTCAGAAGAGTTTGGATAAGCTGATCTCCATTCTAGATACCACGAATATGAAGGTTAGTTTCTTTGATGAGCCTAATGTATATGTGATATGTAATCTATCAAACTTTACAAGTGACGAAAAAGATGCCACGGCTAGTGGTGTATACTTCTTCACAGGAACTATCGAGTTAACATTGAATGATGTGTATAAGTACAGTTCGTTTGAGACAAAGGTGTCTAAGCAAGAGAACATGGATACTATAACTCTTGTTAACAATGGTAGTGCTCCAACGCCTCTTACAATCACATCGAAGATTAAGAAGGATAGCGCCTATCTAGGATTTGTGTTGGATAAGAACGATACGAAGACTGTCTACTATCAAATAGGAGATCCAGAGACGAATGCTCCTAATAAGACAAACTCAAACGATGCAGAAACGCTCTTTGACGACTATGCACCAACTATGATAAATACTTGGTCTCATAACACAGGATACTCAGTTGATGATAGATGGTATTGGAACTGGTGTGATACTCCATCTAAACAGAGTGAGTTCATACTTTGGGACGAGAAGGGCCAAAAGCTTGCATATTGTGGTGACTTTGGAAGTGAGCCAGTTGTAGATAACTCGGATGCATTTAACAGTAGAAAGTTCAAATGGTACGGTCCGACATTAACTAAGGCTATTCCAACTAACTCTGCTGGAAAGCGACCAGTTGACTGGAAGTTCTCATACAGAGTTGACTTTGTATACAACGATGTTCTTCAAGTAGGACACCAAAGCATGAACTTATGCGGCCCAGACGGAGAGAACATATTCAGTTTCTCTATTGAGAAGAACTGTTGTGGATCTGGGTTGATACAGGGCATTGTCAGATGCAATAACAACCGATTCAGAGATTGCTTTACAATGCCTGCACTAGGAGAATTAAGTGGTAGCTGGGGTAACATGGTGAACATCGAGAAGCGCGGATACACCATCACAATATCAACGTTAGTAAGTGGGTATGGCTCATATGTCGAACCGCTAAGTAAGACCTATACTATTGAGAATAAAGATATCGAGTTACATTCAGCAACGTTCTCAACATTCAGATTCCATAAGCAGTACCCACAAATGTGGTATAATGGCATCTATGAAGCTAAGTTAGTTATGTATAACACGGCATCCTCAAATCAGGTTGTGAAGAATAGTCTGAACCAAGGTGATGTCGTCAAAATAGAATCAGGTAACAGTTCATGCTCAATAAATGGAAGTACTAATTGGGACGCAGTTGACATTGGATCACAGCCTTTAATGCTAGATCCTGGCACTCATACCCTTAGAATACTTACATCGGCATGGTCTCCTATACCTGATGTAGAAGTGTCTTATAGAGAAAGGTGGAAATAAGTTATGAATATGTTCATATTAGATAGAAACATGAGAGTTATAAAATCTGTATCGACTGATATGGACAATGGCTTTTGGATTGATGACACTGGTAGTAACGGACAAAAGATAACGCTTTCGTCTGGGTGTGTCGTTGGATCGTATAACTTCTCTATAGATGCGTATTTGAAAGATTCTATCTATTTTCAGCCAGGTAATTTCATATTATTTAAAGACAAGTATGATAAAACCCGTCTATATACAATTATATCTGTATCGGGTGATAATGAGCTAACGGTAGAGTCAGAAGATTGTGGTCTGGATCTATTGAATAGATTAGTAGGAGCATGGACAAACAAAGACCATGCATTAAAACTTACTGATGCAATGGATTCAGCACTGTCTAATAGCGGATGGTCATATCAATTACATAACGATAACAAGTCAGTAAGAGATATGACTATTGACGCTAGAATTGCGAAGTTCTCTTCAACTGAAACAGTACTGAAACGTCTTCAACGAATATGCACAACATACAACGTTGAAATGGAGTTTGAGAGTATATTCGATGGCACTAAAGTAACCAAGCAGATAGTTCATGTAAAGGATAGTATAACTGAGAACAAGCAGACTGTACGTAGGTATATGAATGATATCGATATGGCTGCTATATCAAGTAGTAAGACCATTAAGAACTTATATACTGCTGTATTGCCAATTAATGGTGAACACACTATAGAAGACATAGTGTATGATGATGGTAATTTCTTTACTAAAAAGGGAGACCAATATTTATATGCTAGAACCGCTAACAAGATATGGTCTAGATTACGACCTATAAATCTTCAAGCAACTGAAACAGACGGGTATATCTATTATCAACTAAGTTGTAGTGGAGAAAACCCTCAAGCTATATTTGAAGAAGCACTTTCTAATCTAAAAGAGAATTCTCATGTGCAGTTCTCATATCAAACGAAAGTAGTTGATATGGACTCTAAACTAGGTGACTACATTCAGTTAGTTGATAGTGATAGAGCTGATCCGATATACTTGACAGCTAGAATTACAGAGGTTATTAATCACTACACAAATCCTTATGAGGATGAATGTACTATTAGTAACTACGCACTACTAACACCAAATGTAGATCGTAGTATTCAAACAGTTGTAAATGAGGTTAAAAAGGTTATACCTGTTAAGATAAAGGCTGATACAGTGGATTATGCCGTTAGTAATAGTCCTAATGAACAGCCTACTGACGATTCTTGGGTTGACATAAATCATTTACCGACTATCGGCGATGGACAGTATAAATGGACTAGACGTACTGAGTTCTATTCAGACGGCTCTGAGGTAAAGTCGTACAGTGTTGATAAGGCTCCTAAAACAGTCATACCAAAGATTGTACGTACAGAGTATGCTTACCAATTAAGTCAAAATGGAAGTATTGTGCCGGATGGGGAGTGGGTTAATGCTCGACCAAATGCAACATCGGAAAAGCCATTTGTATGGACACGGATTACCGATACGTATGACGATGCTAGTTCTACGAAAATAACTAAATATTTAGTTACGAAGGATGGACAATCTGGAAAGAATGGACGTTCGATTGTTAAACAGTTCTATCAATACTACCTATCCACTAGTAACGCATCCGTCGAAGGTGGTGAATGGCTGAACGAGACTATCCCAACGTTAAAAGTGTCCACATATATTTGGAAACGTCTATATACAAAGTACGATGATAATACCGAAATCGTAGGTGACCCAGAGATAGATAGTTTCCACAATAGTCAATACAACACCATCATAAATCTAGAGAACAAAGTACTATCAAACAACACTTTATATGAGCAGCAATTGTCGAAGATTGAGAAGTTGGAGAAAGTTGCT